GAGAAGCGCGACGCCCAAATTGAAAAAGACATCACCATTGCTCGGCATCACGGCGCGCTGCTGATCGCTGAGAACGCTACCGAAAAAGCCCTGGTGATGTTCGATTGGAAGCGTCGAAGCGAATTTCATCTGGAGTTCGGCAATCGCCTGTATTGGTTCAAGCTTGATCTGGAGAAATACAACAAGGCCATTCAGGAACTGGAGGACAGCGAGCATCACGACGATCAGCAGCTGAACAACAAACAGATGCGGGCGAAAGCCATGCAGCAGTGCGGCGCGCTGCAGCGCATCGCTACCTGCAATCCGAAAGCCCTGTACTACCAGGAAAACAAGCTCACAGACGAGTCCTGGTATTACTTCCGGATCACGTTTGCACACGACGCTGCGCCGATTAAAAACACTTTCACCAGCGCTCAGATCTCTTCATCGGCCGAGTTCAAAAAGCGTCTATTGGGCATTGCCCCCGGTGGGATGTTCACCGGCACAACGCAGCAATTGGACGCGTTCATTGAGGAACAAACCGACGCTCTCAAGACCGTTCAAACCATCGACTTCACGGGCTACACCCGCGAACACGGCGCATACGTGTACGGCGATGTGGCGGTACGCGACGGTAAAATCTTCAAACTGAACGAAGAAGACTTCTTCGACATGGATCGCTTGAGCATTAAAACGCTCAGCCAGTCAGTGACCTTGAACCTGAACACTGACCTGGAGAAGTTCGACACCGAATGGCTCGACATCATTTGGCAATGCTTCGGTGCCAAAGGGCTGGTCGCCCTCGCCTTCTGGTTCGGCTCATTGTTCGCCGAGCAGATCCGGCAGCATCAAAAGAGTTACCCCTTCATGGAAATTATCGGTGAGCCAGGCGCCGGTAAATCCACCCTGATCGAATTCCTATGGAAGTTGTGCGGACGCCTCGACTACGAAGGTTTTGACCCCACTAAAGGCACCCCAGTTGCTCGGGCACGAAACTTTGCCCAGGTCGGGAATCTGCCGGTGGTGTTGATTGAATCTGAGCGCGAAAAATCAGATGGAAGCCAAACCCGCCAATACGACTGGGACGAACTGAAGACCGCCTACAACGGCCGCAGCGTTCGCTCAACCGGTGTAAAAAACAACGGTAACGACACCCGCGAACCGCCCTTCCGTGGCGCCGTGGTCATCGGTCAGAACCACGCGGTGAACGCCTCTGAACCGATCCTGCAGCGCCTGGTGCACATCGCCATGACGAAGGACGGGCAGACCCCGCAAACCAAGCTGTTGGTTGAAAAACTTGAGCGTATGCCCGTCGACCGCGTGAGCGGGTTTCTGCTCAAGGCAACCACGTCGGAGTCCTCCGTGATGGAGACCATCCGCGCGGAGGTTCCGACCTACGAACAGGCGCTGCTGGCCCTGCCTGAAATTCGCACCGTCCGGATCGCGAAGAATCATGCCCAGCTGCACGCGCTCGTAGACGCACTGGTGCATGTCGTTCCTCTGAAAAAGCATCAGTTGGAAGCCACACACGCGGAGATCCAGAACATGGCCAAGGATCGCCAGCTGGCCATCAATGCTGATCACCCGGTCGTGGTCGAGTTTTGGGAACTGTACGAATACCTGAACAGCGCTGCCGGCGGACTCAACCACTCACGCAATGACAGTTTGATTGCGGTGAACCTCAACGACTTTGCGAAAGAAGCCGCAGAGAAGCGCCAGAAAGTTCCGGACATGACCGAGCTGAAACGCCACCTCAAAACCAGCAAGTGCCCGAAGTTCGTGGAGACAAACAGAACGGTTTGCTCTGCCTGGGAGTTGGATGCGGCAGACAAACCAAAAACCGTGCGCTGCTGGATTTTCCAGAGCGCTTAACGAAGTGGTGTCGAGGAGTTGCAGCCCCCCGACACCGACCACCACTGAGGGCAACACGATGAAAACACGGCACTACAGCGGTAGCGATTCAGAGGCTAACACACAGGACGACGTCGACACTCAATCCGCCCGGCACCTAATGGCGATCCGGATAGTCGGCACAGCGTTGTTCGACTACCAGGTAACCAAGACTGACGAAGCGCGGATCCGCCTTGAGTGCTTGGCTACCTTCGCCAAACAACAGGGTGATATAGATGCGGCCGAAGCCGCCATTGTGGCCCATCTACTGGCCAGCAACGCGTCATCGGGAGCAGGCATATGAGCGATGGCAAAACAATCCGGGAGCGGCCAGCGATGGCCAGTAAGCGATTGGAGTTGCCGAGCATCTGCGACATCTGCGGCGACGCTCGATCTACTCGAAAACATCAAAAGTGCAGCCGGATTCGTCAGCATCGAAAGACTGAGGAATGGGCCGCTGTAATGGCCGAAAAGGCTGCAATCAGAAAAGCAAAGGAACGCCGTTATGTTTAAACGCCGTCAGCAAGCAGCACCAGAATCAAAGCCATTGGTTTCTACTACGCTATCAACAGAACCCGCCTCTACACTGGCCTGTCATCAGACGCGGGAACACACAGGTTCGAGGGTTGTACCGTGAGCCAAGCAACAACAGGTGTTTTGACCTTTAAAGACCTGCAGCACATCACCGGGTATCAGCGGCGATCCGATGTAGAGCGCTCGCTGATCGCCCAAGGTGTGCGCTTGTTTCGGGGCCGCACTGGCCCTTGGACAACGCTTGATCTGATTAACCATGCCGGCGGTGTCACGCCGGCCAGCGCAGAAAGGTACGACGCCGACATACTATGAGGAGAGCGAGGAAGCGTAAGCACAATCCCCATATCCCTGCCCATGTCGATCAGGCCGCCCTCCCGGCGGCCATTTACTTCGACCATCGCGATAGTGGAGTCTGGTACACCCTTCATCGGGACGAGACCGGAAAACAGCGCCGCCAAAATGTGGCGCCTGCAGACGTGTCGCTGGCTGAACTTCACCGAATCATGGACGAGGCGTCCAATGTCGATCGAGGAACGCTCCGCTACGTGTGCGAACAATTCCACCAGAGCGACCGATACAAAAAACTCGCCCCAAAAACCCACAACGATTACTGCTACTCCCGCGATGTTCTACTGAACATTCCCACCAAATTGGGCAAGCCGCTGGGCGATCTCGCCGTGAAGAAATTCACCGCCGCCCTGGTGCAACGCATTGTTGATCGAATCGCAGACAACGGTACGCCCTCAAAAGCGGCGCACGCGCTGCGATATCTGCGCCGTGTACTGCAGTGGGGACGTAATCGGGGTTTCCTTGAGGTGAACCCTGCATTGGGCATCGAAGCGCCGATAGAACGTAAACAACGCCGGTTGCCAAGGTTGAACGTGATGGACGTACTCATCGATCGCGCTACGGCTCGTGGACGTCTGGCACGTAACGAGCCTGGCGGTTGTCCCGAATACCTGGCCAGCGTGATGGAGCTGGCCTACCTTTGCCGACTCCGCGGCATCGAGGTCGTGACGCTCACGGACGCGAACGAGCTGCAGGAAGGGATTCTGACCAATCGGCGCAAGGGCAGTCGGGACAACATCGTCCGATGGACGCCGCGACTGCGCACCGTTTGGGAAGGTGCGAAAGCTTTGCGCGCTAGGGTTTGGGAACGCCGTAAAACGCCTATTCCGATCGCGGCGTCAAAGCGCTTTATCATCGTGGCCAGCCACGGTGGCCCGCTTCGAAAAACAAGCCTCGACACCGCTTGGCAACGCTTTATCACTTTGGCGATCGCAGACGGAAACATCGATCCGGAAGATCGCTTCGCGCTGCACGATCTGAAACGGCGCGGCATCACTGACACGACCGGCACCAGGGCAGAGAAACAGGAAGCGAGTGGCCACCGTGACGCGAAGATGATGGATGTCTACGATCACAGTGTCCCTGTCGTATCACCTTCCGCTGAATGAGTGAGCAAGGCCAGCACACGCAGACCGCGTTTGAGAACTGATCGAATCAGACTAGGCAGTAGGGTTGTTACCTTCTGCCGGTCGACCATCTAGGGCGGGCATCGGATCAGTTTGAATTCCAATCAGGATGGTGCCCCATGCTTCATATGCATGCTTGTGACTGTTCACAGCAGCATTCCATCGATCGCCACTCACCTCGCCCGAAACGACGAGCATCATCAAGTGATTGGTAGCTGCATCCAGATCAAGCAAACGGTGATGGGCGGTGAAGCGGAAATCATCAGTCGAGGTCATGACATCACACATATTAAAAGTGAGCGGGAAGAGCATAGCCGTCTCCCTCGCGACATCATTCTGACACTACTCAGCTGTTATAAGCACGCCGGCAGACGACCGGTTGCTACGGTCTAAACCACGTAACAAGCGTACCTAGACCCTTCCAACATTGAGGTTCTGGCGTTTTTGCACGTAACAATGAATCACGTAAGTCATTGTTTTTATTGTTTAAAGCACCTTCCTTGTAATCAGTAGGTCCCGGGTTCGACTCCTGGTGCCGGCACCATACAAAACGAAGCCCCTGCAGAAATGCAGGGGCTTTGTTGTTTCTGAAACGTCCACATTACGTCCACACTGCCTCAAGGCTGTGAAGTCCCAAATCGTCATTAATCCGGACGATTCGTCACCGAGGGACGTGCTTCCACCAGTGCGGGGCGCAGCACCTCGGTTACACGTAAAGCTTTACCGGCCTTCATCTGACGTACAGATTCCAGCAAGTCCTTCCGGAATTGTTCCAATTCTTTGAGCATTAATGAGTTTTTTCCTTCGGTTGCTCAAGGTCGGCTACGAGCAGGCTGTCGAATAAGGTTGCGCTTCAAACCTGACTGATCTCAAACACATACGAAATCCTGCGCTGACTCGCACTCCACACATAACGCAAATGCTTGCCCTGTTTCGGAATCGACACCGCCGGCGGCCGAAACGCGGCGACGCATTCATGGCCGGGCAGACGAACGCTGTTGTAGAGCAGTCCCCACGATTCAGACTCGCGCAGTTCTCGGGCAAACGCCTGTGACGGGCCATAGGCTTCCGGATCGGGTTGATGCAAATGTGCAAAACCATCACGGACATCGTGCAGCGGCTTAACCACCCGATTGACGTAAGTCCGCATGGTCAACTCAAGATCCGCTTCGTGGGTGGCCGCGAGGAAACGTTCCTGGTGATAGCAGGTTTCGGCGATGGCCGCGGCCTGGCTGCTGGCGGCGTAGTAGACGCCGAAGGTGCCATCGGTGAAGCGGCTGCTTTTGCCGATGTGGGTAAACGCCGCCATCACCGGG